TCTATTGAGTGCAACGAAGAACGCCGCGAAATCTCTGGCAAGATCGTGCCTCTAGGTACTGGCGAAATCGGTCAGACAAACCTTGGCGCTTACACCTTTGAATCTGGATCTATTGTGATTGAGGAAGTAAGCAAGATCAAACTCTTTAGCCAACATGACATGAAGAAGCCTATTGGCAGAATGACGGCGAGCGAGATTAAGACTGATGGTATTTACGCCACTTTTAAGTTATCTCGTTCTAGTGCCGGTACTGATGCACTTGTTATGGCGCAAGAAGGCTTAGTATCAGGGCTTTCTATCGGCGCAGAGATTATCGCATCAAAGCCATCACGCGATGGCTACACAGTCGTAACAGCGGCTAAATTGAAAGAAGTTTCTCTAGTGACTGAGCCAGCCTTTAAGTCTGCTCAAGTATTAGAGATCGCAGCGGAAGAAGCGCCAGCCGAAGCCGTAGAAGAAAACCTACCTACAGAAAGCGAGACAGTCGTGGAAGACACAACAGTCGAAGCAACACCAGTAGAGGCTGCGGCTGTAGAAGCTGCTCGCCCTACTGTTCAAGCGATGGTGTACACAACACCTCGAATCGAAGTTACAAAGCGTAACTACCTAGAAAACACACTAAAGGCTAATCTCTTTGGTGATGATGATTCTCGTCAATGGCTTCGCGCTGCTGACAACGATCAAACAACAGGTGCAGGATTTATTCCAACACCACAAAGCACACAGCTACTTAACTTCCTTTCTAACGCAGATCGCCCGATGATCGACTCGATCTCACGCGGCACAATGCCAGAATTTGGAAAAACATTCGAGTTGCCAAAGATTACTGAAGTTCCTCTAGTTGATCAGATCGACGAGAATGGCGCAGTTACAGAGTCACAACTTGAAGCATCTTACATAACAGTTACAAAGAAGTCTTTTAAGGGTCGTGCAATTACTACTCTTGAATTGCTCACAAACTCAACACCTGCATTTCTTGATGAACTTCTAGTCCAGATGGAATATGCTTACGCAAAAGACACAGAAGAGTATGTAACTACAGCCATTCAAGGCGCAGGAACACTTAACGCAACAGCACAGGCTAACTCAGCAACAGGCTTGCTAAGTTATGTTTCAAGTGCAGCTGCTGCTGTTTATTCAGCATCACTTGGATTTGGTCGCAACATGGTTGTAACACCAGAACAATGGGCTAACATAATGTCATACAACGATGCTGGTCGCCCAATTTATATTGCCGCGAATCCACAAAATGCTGGTGGCGCACTTTCACCTACTTCACTTCGCGGAAGTGTCGCTGGTCTTGACCTTCGAGTATCTCGCTACATGAAGGGTTCTGGCGGAGTTGGAACAGCCGATTATTCAATGGCAGTTATCAACCCAGATGCTTACACATGGTACGAAGGCGCTCGTCAGCAACTTCGCACTAACATCAACTCAGACGGAACTGTAGACATTCTACTATTCGGTCAGGGTGCGATCGCCACTAAGTTAGCGGCGGGCGCAAACTGGTTTAACCTAACCTGATAGAAACAAACTAAGTCGCTGGCGGGGTAGTGCCCTTCTACCCCGCCAGTCTTTAGAAAGGATAAGAGCATGGCATTGACTACAGTTGCAGAGTTACGCACCGCCCTCGGCGTTGGCACTCTTTATACTGATGCAGTCTTGCAGCAGGTCTGCGATGCAGCAGACAATGTACTCTTGCCTTTTCTATGGAAGAACCAGCAATACATCATTGCTCATGGCAATATCGGCACAGTCGGCACTCTTTACTTTGATCAAGATATCCGCGACTTCTTCTATGTTGGTCAGTCAGTAACAATTTCAGGCGCTGGCACAAAATACAATGGCACAAAGACAATTACTGCTGTTAGCCCTTATTCTTTCAGCATAACTACAAATCACACTAGCGATAATCCACGCCACACAGTTGAGCCTTATGGAATTGCAGCAGCTGAGACTTACACAGATTATTCAACCATTCCAGCGATTCAAGAAGCCAGCCTGATGATCTCGATCGACATCTGGCAGAGCCGCCAAGCGCCTTCAAGCGGTGGCGTTACAGTTGACGGCTACGCTCCAAGCCCTTACCGCATGGGTAATACTCTGCTTGCTCGCGTTCGTGGCTTACTCGCTCCATATCTCGATCCGCGCAGCATGGTTGGCTAACCATGACCGCCGCCATATCAACCCTTCGTGCAACTATCGCAGCAGCCTTAGTTGACAACGCCCTTTGGTCTGTCTTTTCTTTTCCACCGGCTACACCGATCGCCAATAGCATTGTTGTAAGCCCTGCCGATCCTTATGTGACACCAAATAACAACAGTTACAACACGATCGCACCTTTGGCCAATTTCAATTTAAATGTGTTCGTTCCGTTGCTCGATAACGAGGGCAACCTAAATGGTATTGAGGAAATGCTGGTAGCCATGTTTAACAAGTTATCTGCTTCCTCTATCGTCTATAATGTAGGAGATGTGAGCGCGCCTAGCGTTCTCAACGCTGCATCGGGCGATCTTTTAACCTGCTCAATGCAGGTGTCAGTCCTAACGAGTTGGAGTTAAACCATGTCCGAATGGGAAAAAGAACAAGCAGAGTTCCTGATCAAGATCGGGCAAACTCCTGCAACACCAGCACCAAAACCAGCAACTAAGAAAGATGAGGAATAAACCAAATGGCAGTATTTCTAAATAATGGAGTAGTGGTTACTGTTAACTCGGTTGACCTCTCAAACCATGTCACATCAGTAACACTTAACCGTACCTTTGATGAACTCGAAGTAACAGCAATGGGTGACTCAGGCCACAAGTTCGTAAAGGGCTTGGAAGCATCATCACTAACTATCGACTTCCTAAACGACACAGCCTCAGCAAATGTTCTAGCAACTTTGCAGGCTGCATGGGGAACTTCAGTTACCGTCACACTAAAGCAGACTTCAGCGGCTACATCAGCGACTAACCCTCTTTACACAATGACTTGCCTAGTCAACAACACAACCGATATTAACGGCGCAGTTGGCGATCTTGGCACTCAGAGCGTAACTTGGACAGTCAACGGCACAGTCGCAATTACAACAGCGTAATAACTAACTAAGGGGCAAAGCGTGGCAAAACTAAAGGTAACAAGGGCAGACGGAAGCGTTAACGAGTACCAGATCACTCCGGCGATCGAGTACGCCTTCGAGCAATTCAAAGGCAAGGGCTTCCATAAAGCTTTTAGAGATGATGAAAAGCAGAGCGATGTATATTGGCTTTGCTGGGAAGCAATTCGTCGGTCGGGTGAAACCGTAAAACCCTTCGGAGAGTCATTTCTTGAGACATTGACGCGAGTTGAGGTCTTAGACGATGACCCTTTGGAGTAACGCGAGAGTCCTTCACCTATCTCGTAGCGAGACTATCGCTAGAGACAGGACTCTCGCCACAGACTTTAATTGAACTAGATCACACGATGTTCAGGACTTTACTTCAAGCCCTGAAAGACAGAGCAAAGGAGCAGAGCGATGCCAGTCGAGTTAAAAGGCGCAGATAAACTTCGCAAAGCCCTTAAAGAGTTCGAGCCTGATCTAGCCAAGAAAACTACAAAGGAAATGGCTGCGGCACTCAAGCCGATTACAAACAGAGCGCGTGGCTTCTTGCCTTCTAATAGCGAAATGTTATCGGGTTGGACTTCTGCCAGTTCCTCAAGTAATACCGCTAAGTACCGCGAGTTTCCTAAGTATGACCAGACAGAAGCCAAGCGCGGAGTTAAATATTCCACACGCCCTTCTAGGCCAAATCAACGCGGTTTCGTATCTCTGGCTCGTATTGTTAACACTTCAGCCGGCGGTGCGATTTATGAGACAGCAGGGCGTAAGTCTCCTAATGGTCAACCTACTGGTGGCAGAACGCTTGGTTATAGCGGCGGTCGGTTCGGAGTTGGCGATATCACGCAAGTGTGGGCATCTGGCAAAGATATTAACAAGTCGCTAAACCCTAACGCAGGTAAGCAGTTTATTGCTAGGGCAAATGCCACAGGTCAGTTAGTTAACGCTCGCCCACGCCAACAAGGTCAACGCGGTCGCGTATCTCGCAAGATGACTGGCCGTGTAATTTTTAGAGCCTTTGCTGAGGATCAAGGCAAAGTGACCGCAGCAGTAGTAAAAGCGATTAGCAGTTCTGCTATTGAGTTTAAAGCGAAAACAGGTGCTAAATAATGGCTGATTTAAAGATAGATATTGCTTCGGTATTCTCTGGCAAAAAAGCCTTCCAAGATGCCGCCAAGTCAACCCTTAGCCTTAACTCTCAAGTTAAAACACTTGCTAAGTCCTATGTCGGCTTATTCACCGTACAGCGTTTGGGTCGCGCTGGCTTTAACGCTGCTAAAGCCTTTGCTCAAGATGATAAAGCAGCCAGAGTATTAACCCAGTCTTTGGATAACTTAGGCTTAGCCTTTGCAGATCCTTCAGTTAAGAACTTTATCGCCGATCTAGAAAAGCAGTTCGGTATCCTTGATGACCAACTGCGCCCTGCCTTCCAGCGTTTATTAACTACAACTGGAGATGTTGCCAAGAGCCAGCAGTTGCTACGCACAGCCCTTGATTTAAGCGCAGCAAGCGGCGCAGATGTTGTATCAGTAGCCGGTGACTTATCTAAGGCTTATGTTGGCCAGACTAGATCCCTTGCTAAGTACGGTATTGGTTTAACTCAGGCCGAACTCAAGGCTATGGAGTTTGAGGAAGTCCAGACACGCATCAACGATCTATTCGGTGGACAGGCTCAAACTTCAGTTGATACCTACGCAGGATCTTTGCAACGTTTATCTGTTGCAGCCAATAACGCTAAAGAGATCATTGGCGGTGGCTTACTCGATGCACTTGCAGCACTTGGCGGTGGCGGTGAAGGTGGACTTACTAACACCTTAAACATCATTGAAAAGACTTCAACTGCACTTGCTACCTTCGTGCGCCGCTTTGGCGTTGGTGTTGGTCAGTTAGCAGCCCTAGCGCGTGGAGACTTAAAAGCCTTCCGCGCCATAGGCGAAGCCGAAATGAACCGAGGAGTTGACCGTTCAGGTATAACTCCAGCCATTCGCGCAGAGTTACAAAAAGCGGCAGCCGATAAAGCAGCCAAAAAGAACCGCGATGCTTTGCTTAAGACAACCAAAGAGCAAACCAAAGCGATCAAAGAACAGACCGCTTTGCAGAAGGCTGGCACTCTGTTTGATATCCAACAGACTCAGATTATCGCTGCACTCAAGGGTGACATCTCAGCCGAGGAACGCAAACGCTTAGAACTTCAATTAGCGATCCTTACCGGCAATACTTCAGAGGCATCTAAACTCGCTGGAGAACTTGCCAAGTCTCAGGGGCTATCACAGCAACTAGCAGCCTACCTAGCAAGCCTTCCAGATGCTAAGAATCCATTCACAGCATGGAAGTCTTATCTCGACATGATCGAGGCACAGGTTCGCCGCATTTCTAATCCAACTGTTGCCCCTGTTGTATCTATGGCATCAGGTTATGGCGTAACTGGTGAGCAATACTCGCTGCCTCAAGGATCGACCATGACAAGCGCAGCAGGTGTTGAGTTCACAGTTAATGTCAACGCTGGTTCAATAATTGCTCAAGAGAGTCTGCAAGATGTTCTACGCGATACTTTGCTTGATGCTTCACTATCTGCCAAGTTCTCTTCTATCTTCCGTCAAGGCGGGTCATTCGGGCCATGACCTTACCTGCACAGATCTCCGTATCCTTCGACTTTACTAGCGGCGCTACCTTTGGCTATCCGTTCACTATTGGCGATGAGAAGTACGGCGTTCTAGGCACAGGCACACTTGCTTCAACTACTACTCCAGAGCCTACGGTCGATCTGACTCCTAATGTAAGACAGATCAGTATCAAGCGCGGTCGCAATATCATGCGCGATACCTATGAGGCTGGGTCTGCAACTATCAGAGTCTTAGATCCTAACTCTGACTTCAACCCACAGAATGTTAACTCGCCTTACTTTGGCTTCTTGACTCCGCTTCGCAAGCTGCGTGTGTCAGCAACGGTAGGCGGGGTTGGTTACTTCCTGTTCTCTGGCTATACAACAGATTACAAATACACCTACCCGCAAGGCCAAGAAACAGGTTATGTGGACATAATCTGTTCTGATGCTTTTAGACTTATGCAGCAGGCTGGTATTACAACAGTTGCAAGCGCTACTGCTGGGCAGGATACTGGCACTCGTATTGGCAAGATCCTAGATCAAGTCTCATGGCCTACATCTATGCGCACGATCGACACAGGCAACACCACCTGCATAGCCGATCCCGGCACTTCTCGCACAGCCCTAGATGCCTTGAAAAACTGCGAATTCAGCGAACAGGGCGCGTTCTACATAAATGTTGAAGGAACGGCCATATTCCTAAACCGAACTAATGTGATTAAGAAGTACGGTGAGACTCCGATCGAGTTCAACCAAACCACAGGTATCCCTTACACCAACCTGACCTTCGCCTTTGATGACAAGTTAATTATTAACAGCGCTGGCATGACCCGCTATGGCGGCACACAGCAGGTTTCAGAGGACTCAGCTTCTATTGCAAAATACTTCCCGCACCAAATCAACGAGAACAACCTAGTTCTCCAGACAGATGCAGATGCCCTAAATGTGGCAAAGATCTATGTGGCAACTCGTAAAGAAACCACGATCCGCATAGATGCGATGACTGTTGATCTACTTGACCCAGATGTACCTACTGCGACAATGCTGGATCTGGACTACTTCTCAAATCTCAAGATCACAAATGTTCAGCCAGATGGATCAACTATCGTTAAAACTTTACAGGCGCAGGGACTCTCATGGAACATCACGCCAAATGCCATGTCCTGCACTGTTACAACTCTCGAACCTATAGTCGAGGGCTTCATCATCGGAAGCGCGGTATCAGGTATAATCGGCACTAGCATAATGGCGTATTAGGAGAAAAAATGGCGCAAGGCTTAGGTTTTATTGAGTTCTCGACTGGAGATGTATTATCGGCGGCAGCCGCTAACGGGTATTTGGCATCTCAAACCGTCATGGTTTTTGCTAATGCGGCGGCTAGAACTTCGGCTATAGCAACCCCTTATGAAGGAATGATCTCATTCCTCAAAGATACCGACTCTATGGAGTATTACTCAGGCTCAGCATGGGTTGCGGTAAGCGGCGGGGCAAGCGGCGGTATGACTCTTCTTTCAACCACAACTCTTAGCGGTGCTTCAACAACAATCAGCAGCATAAGTCAATCGTATAAAAATCTTCAAATTTTAATTACTGGAGTTACTTTTGCTTCAGGTGCTAACGTTTTAAGAATTGCTCCAAATGGTTCAACTAATTTAGTTGATTATGCTATGACAAGAATGGTCAACGCATCAGCTTCAACCGTAGCTGAACAAAATAATTACATCAGCACTTATTCAGGGACATTATTTAATGATGCCAACAACGCTTTTAACTTAACCATTTTCAATTACACATCTACAAGTCGCTATAAACCATTTACATACAGCGGCAGTTTTAAACAAACAAACCCAGACAATTTTGCCTTTATTTCTGGTGGTGGATACAAATCAAATACAGCTATTTCAAGTTTAGTTTTTTCAGGCGATATTGCAAATCTTTCAACAGGTACCGTTCTAGTGTATGGAGTCAACTAAATGCCAAATCCAATGATCAGAATTCACAATGTTGAAACTGACGAAGTTATTGACCGCGAAATGACTAAAGCAGAATTTGATGCCCATACAGCCCAAAAGGCTATTGACGATGCTGCTCTGGCAGAACGCGAAGCCAAAGCAATTAGTAAGGCTGCTTTACTTGAGCGCTTGGGAATTACTGAAGAAGAAGCCGCTCTACTACTGGCATGAAGCCAAAGTTATGCAAAGCCGGGATACAGCTTCGTGAGCAATTTGACGACTGCTACGGCGATCGTACGCGTTCCAGCGATGGCTGGCTCGGCGATAGTCGCCACGCAGCTCGTAAGTCTGACCATAATCCAGATGGCGAAGGCTGGGTTCGTGCCATCGACATTTCACGCAGTTTATCTGGAAAATCAGAACCAGACCTTATGCCCGATGTGGCAGATCAACTTCGTATCTTGGCAAAGACTGATCGCCGTATCTCGTATCTCATCTTTGACGGCAAAATCGCCAGCGCTCGAAGTCTCTGGCGTTGGAGAAAATATACGGGGATTAATCAGCACCGCACTCATCTCCACTGTTCTTTCACTCGCAAAGGTGATCAAGATGGTTCGTTCTTTGAAGTACCGCTATTAGGAGGCACAGCATGAACATGAAAAATCCACTCGTACTAACAGCAGGTGCATTCCTGTCTGCTTGGGCAGCTTCTAACTTTGCAGCAGATTACCGCTCGATTCTCTGGGCTGTACTAGCTGGAGTCTTTGGATATGCGACACCAAAACGATGACACCAACGGACTACTTAAATCTTTATATTGCCACGCTTGCGATAGTGGGTGGATTAGCGGGCTATGTGATCACGCACTTACTGTCGGAGATCAAGCGACTTAATGCGCGTGTCGATGAGATCTATAACATACTTCTAGAGCGATAATTTAATCATGGCGCGTAAGAAGGCTATCGACTTAGAGGCTTACTCTATGTTAGATCAGTACTGCATCGGGCTAAATGAGTATTACAAATCGCTAAGACGAGCAGGGTTTACACCTGAATTGGCTTTGGCTATCTTGCTTGAACCTTTAACTTACCCGGCAACGATCCTTCCAACACCGAACTGGCTTCCTGAACTTCCTGGACGAGTGCCTTATGACGATGACGATGATGAGGATTAACCATGAAAAGAACTGTAATCGTTCCCGATCTACAAGTTCCATATCACGATGAAGTTGCTGTCCGCAATGTTGCAGCTTTTATTAAGGCGTACCGTCCAGATAGCGTTATTACACTCGGAGATGAAATCGATCTCCCACAGATTAGTCGATGGACAGAAAATACACCGGGCTGGTACGAGCAGACACTAGCTGAGGATCGCGACCAAGCGGTGGAGGTTCTTTGGTCTTTGGTTGAGCATTCCAAAGAAGCCCACATGATCAGGTCTAATCACACAGATCGTCTTTACAATGTAATTATGAAGAAGATCCCTGCATTCTTGGCATTGCCAGAGTTACGCTTCGAACGCTTCATGCGTTTAGAGGAGTTAGGCATGACCTATCATAAGAAGCCTTACGCCTTTGCTAAGGGCTGGGTAGCCGTTCATGGTGACGAACAGGGCATCAACCCTAACGCGGGTCTTACAGCCCTTGGAGCGGCTCGTAGGCATGGTTTAAGCGTGGTCTGCGGTCACACTCACAGAGCGGGCGTATCGGCCTTTACAGAGGCTTCTGGGGGCAAAATAGGGCGCATTCTTCGTGGCGTAGAAGGCGGGCATCTCATGGATATCCGCAAAGCAGGCTATACCAAGGGAACGATGAACTGGCAGCAGGCTTTTATCATCGTTGAGGATAGCCAAGTGACCCTGATCAACATCGAAAAGGACGGCACATTCGTGGTTGCTGGACGGCGTTATGGACGATCTCGATAACGATATAAGGCGCACGATCGATGATGCGATGGACGATGGAGAATTGTTACCATACCGTTACCTAAATATGCTTGACCGAGCCTAGAACAAGCGTATCGTTCTCTTTGTGGAAGTGAGAAATACTCACAGAAACGAAAGGGCAAATAAAATGAGTCAAGCAAAACACTATGTAAGAGTAGAACTAGCAAATGGCAAGACTTTCAATAAGTTCTATGGCAATACTTCAGAAGCTGATATTTCATTCCACCTACATGATTACAAGCGCGATGGCGAAAAGTACGGCATCAAAGTAATCGGAGTATGGCATCAAGATAACTCAGTCTGCCCAGAATGGGCGGTCGCATAATGAACGCAGATATAGCAATTACTTTATCCGTAGCAGTAGGCATGTTAATTGGCTTCCTTTTAGGTTATGGCAAAGGCTTTGAACATGGCAAGATCAAGGGTCGCATAGCGGCTCGCAAGATCGCTCGTCAGCTAGAGCAGGTCGGCCGATGAATGCTAGAGACTATCTCAACGAAGCAAGAGCAACTATTCAAGACCGAGGAATGGACTACGGTCACCCAACTGACAACATGGCAAGAACGGCTGCCCTCTGGTCGAGTTATCTGGAAATGCCGGTTACTGATTACCAAGTCGCGATGTGCATGGTACTCGTCAAAATAGCTCGAAGCATGGAGACTGCAAAGACCGACACTTATGTCGATCTAGTCGGTTATGCTGCTATCGCAGGGCAACTGCACACCGAGGAGAATGAACACTATGTTTAATCTTGAAGATTATGAGACAGTCGAGGAACGCCTAGTTAAGTTCTGGAAGGAACACCCAGATGGTCGAATTGAAACTACTTTGGTTGAGTCAACGCTTCAGCGATTTATTGTTAAGGCTTCTGTTTATCGAACTGAAGTTGATGCATCGGCTTGGACAACTGGCTATGCAGAGGAGACAGTCTCTACGCGAGGAGTTAATTCTACGAGCGCTCTTGAGAACTGCGAAACGAGTGCGATCGGTCGGGCATTGGCTAACGCAGGTTATGTTACGAAAGGCAAACGCCCTAGCCGCGAGGAAATGTCAAAAGTCAAAGCAGCAGAGCCTAAGCCATTCGCTGAGAAGTTAGCAGACAAGATTACGATGCCGGTCGAGGACGATCCTTGGACAACCAAGCAAGTCCACCCAACGCCGACAGCTGCTCAAGCCGTTGATTTAGTGCAAGAAGTCTTAGGCGGATCTAAGGTCGATGACGATATTCCAACTTGTCAGCATGGCGTTATGGCTTTTAGCGAAGGCGTGTCAAAGAAAAATAACAAGCCTTGGGCGCAGTTTAGATGTCAAAACCCAGCAGGCGGATTCTTGGAAAAGTGTGAACCTGTCTGGCTTGAGATTAACAAAGACGGCAAATGGGTCAAGCAAAAGGGTCGCGGATAATGGGCAGCCTACAATTTATGAACCAAGACGGTGAATGGGAAAACTTCCCAACTGATGATGAACTCGCCGAGAAGGCTAAACATCAGGAACTTATTAACGCTTTACAGGTGCGGATTATCTGTCACCTATGCAATGAGCCAGTACCACGCGAAGAACTAGCATTCTGGGTTCAAGGAACTGTCCTTACTTGGTCATGCAAGAAGTGTCACGCAGTTAATGTCTCAAAGTAGAAAACATCGCGGCTTTCGCACCGAGCGCGTAGTCGCAGAGTATCTGAGGCGCTGGTGGGAAGGCGCTTCAGTAGGTCGAGGTTCTGGGCGTGACATTCTCAATGTTCCGTTCGACTGCGAGGTTAAAGCGCGCACAGGACTCGATGTTAAAGGAACGCTCCGCCAGATCGAGAGTCGGACGAGTAAAAGTGGCTTATTGGGGTTTGCTACTTTTAGACTCAATGGACAAGGCGAACAAGCTGGGGAATATGTAGCAATGCTGCGCCTTAGCGATCTGGTGGGGCTACTTTTAGAGGCTGGTTATGGCAGGAGACAAGACATGGTGCAAGACTCAGATATCAAACGATGCTTAGACTGTGGCGTATATGCGCTAGGTGAGCGATGCAAGTTCTGCCGGGAGGATCAATAATGCCTAAAGCGGGCGATGAACGAAATGTGCTACCAGAGGCTCTACATACATGCTATTGCGGTTATTCGCTGCTCTCGGCTTGGGGCTTCCTTGGTCAGAAAGAAGTAAGCAGAATGATGCTTAGTCATCTGGAGACAATTCATGGAGTCGAGAAGTAATGCCTATATATGAGTGGGAATGCACAAACACCGAGTTTTGCGAGAGCAACACTCGTTATGAGAAGGAGTTTCCAATAAATGCTGAACAAGAACTTGAATGCCCTTTATGCCATGAACCCATGCGCAAGATATATTCATCAGTACCAGTCATATTTAAATCATCTGGCTTCTACTCTACAGATAAATAACTTATACACACCTGTGGATAACTAATGTACATTACTTCACTTCGTGCTTACGACACGCCGATGTTATCCACATGCTTGACACGCTTGCTACACTCTAGGCAAGAGCCCCTCAAGGGCTCAGACCGCGCCCGTAAGGGCGTAGCGCGGTGGGTTGCTGGAGTGTTGGTGGGATCTCTATGTCTGCTGAGCGCTGAGACATCAGAGGCTCAAAACATGCCATTAAAAGTCTTGGCTAATAAGCAATTAACAGATAAGCAATACGACTGCCATAACGAGATCGTGTACAGAGAGTCTCGATGGAACATAGATGCAGTTAATGGATCTCACTATGGTTACTATCAGATAAGAAGTAAATCTGTACAGAATAAGCCTTATGATTATCAGTTCTATATCTATTGGTATTATGTATCCAAGCGATATGGTCTTGACTATGAGATACCGGACTATTGCAATGCACTACATCATCTAAAGACTAGAGGCTGGCAGTAATGGCAAAGCGTGGTGACCCTAGATTAACGCGAGACTATAAAGCGTTTAGGTTAAAGGTGTTGGCGCGTGATCAGTGGTCATGCTTCTATTGTTCAGCACCAGCTGCAACAGTTGATCACATCATTCCAATTAGCAAAGCGCCTGACTTAGTAGTGAACTTTGAGAACGCAGTAGCATGTTGCCAGTCATGCAACAGCAGCAAGGGCAGCCGTAATCAGGGCGTTTTTTTAGGTAGGAAGGCTACCCCCCCTGTCTTTTCTGGCTTCCCCTCCCCAACACGATCGGAAATAGCCCAAGACAGTCCATTTACTTCCCGACCTGATCCAGAACAGTCCTAATGCCAGCCAAAAGAAAACAAGCGCTACGAGGGGCAACCGAACCAAGGCTTCACAGTCCTTATCTCAAAGGCGCTTCCAAGGTTGACGATGTAATCGAGTTAGCCAACCTAATCCAACTGCCTTTATTGCCATGGCAAGAGTTCGTATTGCGCGACATGCTGCGGGTGGACAAGAAGGGCATGTGGATTCGCAAAACCAACCTGTTGCTGGTTGCCCGGCAGAATGGCAAGACCCATTTAACGAGAATGCTTATCTTGGCTCACCTAATCAAGTGGGATAGCAAGAACATCATCATCGCTTCATCTAATCGCTCCATGGCGCTCGATACTTTTCGCCAAGTAGCCAATGTCTTCGAAAGCAACCTAGCCTTAATGGATCTAGTCAAGCAGATCCGCTATGCCAACGGTACAGAGTCTATCGAGATGAAAGACGGTCGCAGACTCGATGTTGTAGCAGCAACAAGAGACGGAGCGCGTGGTCGCTCAGCCGATGCGCTGTTCCTCGATGAAATCCGCGAATGGTCAGAGGAAGGCTATCGAGCAGCGATGCCGGTAACTCGCGCTAGACCTAATGCGCACACATTCTTAACTTCTAATGCTGGAGATGCTTTTAGCACAGTCCTCAACGAGCTGAGAGAACGAGCGCTAGATAATCCGCCTAAGTCTTTTGGGTTCTACGAATACTCTGCGCCACAGTATTGCAAAATAGATGATCCTAAGGCTTGGGCGCTTAGTAATCCTGCGCTTGGCTATCTGGTGACAAAAGAAACACTTGAAGAAGCGGTTGCAACTTCACCGATAGAAAACACGCGCACAGAGTTGTTATGCCAATGGATCGACTCCCTAAGCAGCCCTTGGCCTCATGGAATCCTAGAAGAGACTAGCAACAGCGAACTCCAGATCCCGCCCGGCGGATATACAGTCTTTGGCTTTGATGTGTCACCTTCAAGGCGTAATGCTTCACTCGTTGCAGGCCAGATATTGCCAGACGGAAAAATAGGCGTAGGCATCTTGCAGACTTGGGAGTCAGCAGTCTCAGTTGATGATCTAAAGATCGCAGCTGAGATAAAAGCCCATGCAGATATTTACCGTCCGCGCCAAATCTGCTACGACAAGTACACAACCCAGTCAATAGCCGACAAGTTATCAAATGCGGGTTGCATGGTTCAAGACATCTCAGGGCAGCAGTTTTATCAAGCCTGCGGAGACTTACTCGATGGCCTAGTTAATCACCGTGTAGTTCACAACGGACAAGCCAACTTAATGCAGCAGATGAATAACTGCGCAGCTAAGGTCAATGACTCGGCTTGGCGTATTGTCAAAAGAAAATCGGCAGGCGATGTGTCTGCACCTATCGCTTTGGCAATGGTTGTCTCAATGTTAATGAAACCACAACAGGTAGCGGCTATTTACGCAGAATGACCTACATGTAGTGTATAATTGGCCTCTATGGGTCTATTTGATCGTAAGCCAAAAGTCTTAGAGGCTCAAGTAGCGCCTCAAATTATGGGCGATAGCATCAACGCTATCTATAATTTTACATTCCCAGTTATATCTCGGCGCGATGCTATGAGCGTTCCGGCGCTTAAGAGATGTCGAGATCTGCTTTGCACAGTTGGCACAATTCCGCTTGAGTATAGGAAAAAATCTACTGGCGAAGAAATACCAGCGCCTCGATGGGTGCATCAGCTTTCAAAGTCACAGCCACAATTCGTTACGCTGTCATGGCTAGTAGATAGCCTTCTCTTTTATGGGCAAGCCTTTCTAGAAATTGTCGAAATATATTCTGAGGATCAACGAGGCGCTTCATTTGAGTGGGTTGCTAACACACGCGTTACATTTGATCTTGATATTCACAATACTTTCGTAACTCAATACTATGTGGACGGTTCACCTCGTCCAATGTCAGGTCTCGGATCGCTCGTTACATTCCAAGCGTTTAATGAAGGTATCTTAAATACAGGGTCGCGCACAATTCAAAGCGCAATAGATGTTCAAAAAGCTGCTGCTATTGCCGCTGGAACTCCGATGGCTAGTGGCTACCTAAAGAACACCGGCGCAGACTTGCCACCAGCAGAAGTTCAAGGATTACTAGCTGCTTGGAAAACCGCTCGTCAAAATCGTTCAACTGCTTATCTTACTTCAACTCTTAATTATGAGCCTGTCGGCTTTAGCCCTAAAGACATGATGTACAACGAGGCTATTCAGAACCTAGCGACTGAGATTAGCCGCCTTTGCGGAGTGCCAAGTTATTATCTGTCAGCCGATCAAAATACTTCAATGACTTATGCTAATATCCTTGACGAGCGCAAGCAACTCGTAGCCTTAGCGTTCCAGCCGTACATATCCGCTATCGAAACGCGCTTAAGCATGGACGATATATCTACTGCTGGACACTATGTAAAGTTCGATCTTGATTCTTCTTTTCTGCGTGTTGAACCTATGGAGCGCTTACTTGTTCTAGAAAAGATGCTTTCACTTGGTCTTATTACGACAGAACAAGCAATGGAAATGGAAGACTTAACACCTAACGGAAGTGATGACTAATGGAAACTTTATACATCGAAGCATCATCTATTGAGTGCAACGAAGAACGCCGCGAAATCTCTGGCAAGATCGTGCCTCTAGGTACTGGCGAAATCGGT